TTGACGTTCCTATACTTGTACCGTTGACGTAGAATGTATAAGAGTTTCCGCTTTTCACTACAGCCACGTGATACCATGTATGTAACGCGAAAGTATAACTTTGTGACACATTTACGGTAACTGTTCCGCCACCTCTTGCTAAAAATCCTATGGCAACAAAAGAAGTGGCTGTACCACCAATCCATACTTCAAAACCATTTGTTCCATTATCTGATCCAACTAATATACACGCATAACTATTGCTGCCATATAAAGGAGAGTATCGAGTAAAGTTTACCCAACCTTCAATAGTAAAGGTTTGTCCAGTAAACGCAGAAGTCACTGGATAAGAAAGGTTTGATGATCCATTAAACAAGGTACTCCAGTTACCACCATAAGGACTGTACGATCCTTGAGTGGCATTGCCGCTGCGAGTAATAAAATTGCCTAGCGAACTGTTGTCTAGGAACGTGCTATTGTTTATTGGCTGGTTGGTCTGCAGAGTCAGCAACGATGTATTGGCGATTGCAGTCAGAGGGGCTGTAGGAACGGTATATGTTGTACCAGTATAAACAGCACTACCGTTCACAACCCTAAGATCACTTATATAACCCGGGAAATATGACATGTATCCTGTTCCGGCTGTAGAATACAGTAATGCACCAATTTTTATTGGGAATCCGCCTGAATTAACATTGTTGGTAAAACTGACATTCTGTGCTACTCGAACTCCATCGTAGTATAGGCTTACAGTATTACCAACTTTAGTCACTGCAAAATGATGCCATATGTTTTTAGTAATAGTGCTGGTGTAACTCGCTGCCTGCTGTGCGCCTGATTGTCTTGCAGAAAAAGCAATACCTGTGCCAGTAGTTGTGTTATCACCGCCTATTGCAAATGTCCAATCAGCAGAAAATGCGCCGCTGTTAGGAAACGCACACATTAATGTTGCGCCTCGGCCACCATCTTGGTCCGCTGTAGCATTTGCTGTTAGCATAAACCAGCACTCAATCGTAAAACTATTTGCTCCGAAATTAAACGCTGCGTTATTTGGCACAGTCAAGTAATCACCAGTACCATCGAAATAAGTGCTGCCGTAAGTACGGAAAGTCGGACTCAGTACAAACGGGTCAAACGGACTGACTGTTGGGCTGCCATTGCGGGTAAGAGTAAAGTTGTTTGAACTGCTGTCGATAAATCGATTGTTAGCGCAAGTTAGCACCGATGTATTGGCGATTGCAGTCAGAGGGGCTGTAGGCGGTGTGAAGTTGGCTGTGTAGACAGCTGTGCCTTTAACTATCCGGAAATTAGAAATGTAACCGGGTAAATAATGAAAGTAATTGAGTGCGCCACCAGAACTGGAACTAGACCTACCAACATTTAATAAGCTACCTGAAGGCGCTGCATTAATTACTAAAGTATTTACGGTAAGGGTTTGTGAAACGCCATTGATAAATAATCTAGAAGTGGAACCTTGTTTTGTCGCAGCTAAATGATACCAAGTGTTTAGGACTGGAGTAAAAGAACAGTCTGATCTATTACCAGCACCCCAGCTTGACATAGCAAAAGCATTGCCGGTAAAATTTACTCCAAATTCAAATCCTTGGTTTGCAGTAGTACCATTAGAATATCCTGAAAGAGCTGCAATTCTGTTTCCGTCTTGGTTTGGGGATGGCAGAGCAGTAAAGTAAACCCAGCATTCAATAGTGAAATCACCCGTAATATCAAACGCAGAATTTTGTGCGGCTGATAAATAATCAGTTGTCCCATTAAATATGTTACTGTAATACCCGGGCGTATACGGATTGAAATTGTTTGGCCTAGTGTCACCGAAGCTAGCTAGTTGAAAATTATTGGTACTCGCATCAGTAATGAACGTACTGACTTGAGGAGCACCAGTTAACAATAAAGTTACATATTTCCACAGTGCGTCGGATGTAACGCGGTAAATGGCACGTAAAGCATGGGTCAAAAACATTAGGCTACATTCCCAACGGAAGCTCCGTAAATTGTTGAATTAACTTTCCACAACTCAATCACACCAAAACCAGTTGTAGGCAAAGTCGGTGCAGTTCCACCTACCCATGTTACCGCCATTGTGGTCCAAGTAATAGTGTTTGCTGTGCCAGCAACCATCAAAGTCACGCTTTGCCCTGAAAGAAAAGAAGTAGCCGTAGGCGTGCGACTAGCTCCAAGAGTCCATGTTTGAATGGTCCCGTTGGCCGGGTCAATGTCAACCGATGCGCCATCAGTAATTGCAAATACAGTTTCGTTGAACGCTGTACCAAGGGAATTTACCTTGTTTGCAAATCGAGAAAAAATTGCTGAAATTGTCATTTGGCTACCTCAATTAAGGATGATACTTGTTGGCTACCGAGTTGTAAAACGTCTTTTGGCGCTAACAACATAGCTTCTTTTGGGACAAGCCCGACTAACTTAAGCGCTTCAAGCGTCTGTGGATTGCTCATAGCGTTAAGCAGTTTTGCAGGGCTTGGTCTGCCGTTGGCAATAATTTCGGACTGTAGTTCCCGACCAACGTTTACCGTAAATTCGTAATTGGCATTAGCCTCAAACATTTCATCGTCTGTGTAAGGTGTGCCGTCTTCATGCTTTAGTCTGGTGGGCTCTACTTCAATGTAAAGCTCAGCCATCAGTTTTTCTAAGATTTGAATTTCCTTACGGTTAAGTTCAAACGCATGGCGCTGGTCATCAAGGTGGGATTCAAACTCAATGATTTCTGCTTGTAAATTCAAAATAATGTGCGGTAACGCAGGGACTTCTTTCAGGTGCTTCAACTCCTCAAGCTTGGCCTGATACTTCAAAGCTGCAACTTCCTCAAGAACGGCGGCGCGTTTGCGTCCAACCAAAAAACCTTGAAGCGTTTTGATTTTTTCCCAAGGAGTATTACCAATTACTTGGTAACGGTAATTGAATTCTGAGTTTAAGTTTGATGCCATAATAATTTTAATAAACAGCAAAACTTGCGGCTGCAAGACCAAATCTTTGATTGCCAACGCCAGCATTATCACTGGCAACTACGCCTGTATTGGAAACAAGATTTGTTATCCTTACCGCAACGCCGCTATTCCCAAAACCAAAAATAGCTTTATCTGCTCCGTACCCAGCAGCCGCTAATAAATTTCTTGCTGTACCAACTCCGGTGGTATCTGATGCTATTACACCTGTGTTAGAGACTTTATTAGTAATCGATACATTTGAACCAGTTGTTCCATATCCAAAAATACCTTGATCGCTTCCATAAGTTGCAGCGGCTAAACCGTATCGAGCAGTTCCAGTACCAGTAGAGTCACTAGCCATTACGCCAGTATTAGAAACAAGGTTAATTGTATTTATGGATGCTGTAGTCAATCCATATGCAAATATTGCTTGCCCAGAAGTTCCATAATTTACAGCAGCAGGTTGTACCCTAGCTGTTCCTGTTCCAGTAGTGTCAGCAGCAACTACCCCTGTATTACTTACTAAGTTAGTTATTGAAACACGCGCAGTTGAAAATCCAAAACCAACAATAGCTTTGTCTGTGCCGTATCTTGTTCCTGTAAGTTCGGATCTGGCTGTACCAACTATAGCGGTATCAGAAGCCATCACTCCTACATTTGAAACTAAATTAGAAATTAATCTATTGCTGCCACCCCCCGTACCATACAAAAATATAGCTTTGTCTGTACTATAACCAGCAGCAGCAAGATATAGTCTAGCTGTGCCAGTAATAGCGGTATCCGATGCCACAACACCGGTATCTGAAACCTGATTTATATTAATTTGAGTAGAAGAAAAAATAGTGCCAAAAGCAAAAAGAGCTTTTTGTAGCCCTACAGGAGCAACATAAAAACTTCTAAAATTGCTGTAAGCTGCTTGAAGCACCCCGCTCATGTTAATCCGCTCCCTGAGATAAGCCAAGAAGTTGATGTAACTTTTACAGCAGTAGCTGAACCGTTTTGGGTCAAAGTGCGAGTACCAGTTGTGCCTGCACTAGAAAGAATCAGCGTGTCTGTAGTGATTGCAATACTGATTGCAGTCGCAGACAAATTAATAAATGTAACCGCAGTGCCTATTTCATAAGCAACTGATGCGTTAGCAGGAATCGTATAAGTCGCTGCGCCAGCACCCGAAGCATGATAAATATGCTTACCAGAATCAGCTAAAACAAGGGTGTAGTTTCCAGGCTGAATATTTTGCGGAATATTTAAATATCCTGCCCCAGTTGGGCCAGTAGGTCCAGAAGCAACATTGGTAACTGTGTACGCAATTGTCTCGACAATATCACCGGTAGTCGCACCAACAGCCAAAACAACTGAAGTTCCATTTGACGCTGTGTAGTCACTAGCATTAAGCAATACGCCGTTTTGATAAACCTCAACGTATCCAACAGTGTAGGCTACAGTAAAGCTAGTTTGGTTAGACGTTGCAGTAAAGCTAGTCCGAGTGTATGTCGTCGTAGCTGGAACTCCGCCGGGGCCAGTAGGGCCAAGAGAACCAGTAGGTCCGGTAGGGCCAGCAACGGTAGAAGCCGCGCCTGTAGGTCCTGTAGGACCAGTTGGACCAGCTACACCTTGGGTACCTTGTGGACCTGTTGGACCAGTAATCGAAATATTCGAAATTGTGTACGCAATTGTCTCGATGATGTCGCCAGCTGTGGCTGGGGTTGCCAAAACAACTGATGTACCGTTGGTAGCGGTGTAATCACTACCGTTTAAGAACACACCGTTTTGGTAGACCTCAACGAACCCAATTTCATAAGCGACGGTAAATGTCGCTTGCGCAGCAGAGGCTGTAAAACTGGTACGGGTGTATGTAGTTGTTGCAGCAGTACCAGCAGGACCTGTTGGGCCAGCAACTGTAGAAGCCGCTCCTGTCGGGCCTGTAGGTCCGTTATTGCCTTGGACACCCTGCACACCTTGAATACCCTGAGCGCCTTGAGCGCCTGTTGGACCAGTCGGGCCTTGTGCGCCTTGTGCTCCTGTTGGACCAACATCACCAGCAGAACCGGAAGTACCAGTTGGACCAGTGGGACCTGCAGAACCAGAAGTACCGGAAGCGCCAGTGGGACCGGTGGGGCCAGCGTCCCCAGTAGAACCAGAAGTACCAGTCGGGCCTGTTGGACCAGCAGAACCAGAGGAACCGGCACTGCCTGTTGGGCCTGTCGGGCCTGCATCACCCTGAATGCCTTGTGTACCTTGGATACCTTGCGCGCCAGTGGGGCCAGCAGCGCCCTGAGTACCTTGTGTACCTGTCGGACCAGTTGGACCAGCAACGGTTGATTCAGCTCCTGTGGGGCCTGCTACACCAGTTGGGCCTGTTGGGCCAGCAACACCTGGAACGCCTTGTGCGCCAGCAGAACCGGTTGGGCCTGCTACACCTGTAGGACCTGTAGGACCGGCGTCACCTTGAACACCTTGCGAACCTGTGGGGCCAACGATACCCTGAACGCCTTGAGTGCCTGTGGGGCCTGTAGGACCTTCAATACCTTGGATACCCTGTGCACCGGTAGGTCCAGTGGGGCCAGTAATGCCAGAGGTTCCTGTAGGACCGGTAGGTCCGTGGTCACCTTGTATACCCTGAGCACCGGTTGGGCCTGTGGGGCCGTGATTACCGGCAGTACCCGTCGGACCAGTAGGTCCGTGGTCACCTTGGATACCTTGAGCACCGGTCGGACCAGTTGGGCCCGTATTGCCAGTAGCGCCTGCGTTACCTTGGATGCCCTGAGTACCCTGTACGCCCGTGGGGCCTGTTGGGCCCGCCACAGTAGAAGCCGCGCCTGTAGGTCCAGTTGGGCCTGCTACACCCTGAGCGCCGTCAAGATTGACTGTCCAATCAGCAAAAGTACCAGTCCCTGTATTATGTGTAGAGTCAAAAACTAACACACCTGTAGATCCGTTATATGAAATAACAGGACCTTTCATGTGGGTAACATTATCACCGTTGTAACTGACAATAATATTTTGGTCTTCACTATAACTAAGCCCGGTTTCAACTGTTAATGTATGTGTATTATTATTAACAGTAAGAGACGTTGTACTAGTAGTTTTATATCGGTCACCATTTAGACCAGCGGTACCAGTAGGACCTGTTGGGCCAGTTAAACCTGTATTTCCCTGAACGCCCTGAACGCCTTGTGCGCCGGTCGGACCAGCAACGCCTTGAGTTCCTTGAGCACCAGTTGGACCAGTTGGACCAGTTGGGCCATGGTCTCCTTGAATACCAGTTGGGCCAACGTCACCTTGGATACCCTGGGAACCTTGCGCACCAGTTGGGCCTGTAGGTCCGTGATCGCCTTGGATACCAGTAGGACCAACATTACCCTGAATGCCTTGTGCGCCAGTTGGGCCAGTAGGACCAGCTACGCCCTGAATACCTTGAGTGCCGGTGGGGCCAGTAGGACCAGTTGGGCCGACATTACCCTGAGCACCTGTGGGGCCAACAGAACCGGTAGGGCCAGGAACAGTAGATTCATTACCTGTTGGGCCTTGAACGCCCTGAATACCTTGAGGGCCAGTTGGACCAGTAGCGCCTACGTTACCTGTAGCACCAGTTAGACCTTGAGCACCGGTAGGTCCTGTATTACCTTGAATACCTTGTGCGCCAGTTGGGCCAGTTGCGCCAACTTCGCCTTGGATGCCTTGAACACCCTGAATACCTTGTGCGCCAGTTGGGCCTACATTACCTTGAATACCCTGCGTACCGGTCGGACCTGTATCTCCAGTAGCGCCGGTCGGGCCTACATTACCTTGAGTACCTTGAATGCCGGTAGGTCCGGTAGGGCCTGCAACACCTTGGATACCTTGTGCGCCAGTTGGGCCGACAATACCTTGAGTACCTTGAACACCGGTAGGCCCTGTGGGGCCTGACAAACCTGTTGGGCCGGTAGCACCGGTATCACCTGTGATACCTTGAATACCCTGAATACCTTGAGCGCCAGTTGGGCCAACTACGCCTTGAATACCTTGAATACCTTGAGCGCCGGTGGGACCTGTCGCTCCCGCACCTGTGGGTCCTGTTGGGCCGTCACCTTTTAATGCGCGAACAACAATTGAATGCCCGGAAGCAGGCGCAACTACAAAGTTAAGTGTTGTTCCCGAAACAGTAAAGTTCGTTGTTGGTCTTTGTGCAACGCCGTTTAGGAAGACAAAAATATTCTCAGTAATGTATCCGGAGGCAATCGTAAACGTTGTCGTAGTGCCGTCGCCAGTAAACGCAAATGTAGTTGCTGAGAATGGAAAGCCTGTACCAGCAGCACCAGTTGGGCCAGTAACAGAGGGACCAGTTGGGCCTAATGCACCAGTAGGGCCTGTAGGACCAGCAACAGTTGAATCAGCACCAGTTGGACCTGTGGGTCCGGTAACACCTTGAATACCTTGGACACCTTGAATGCCCTGAACGCCTTGAACACCCGTAGGACCTTGAACGCCTTGTTCACCAGTTGGACCTGTGGGACCAGTTACACCCTGAATACCTTGTACACCTGTCGGGCCTACCGCACCAGTAGGGCCAGCTACTGTTGAATCTGCACCAGTCGGGCCAGTCGGGCCAGTAACAGCGGGGCCAGTCGGGCCTAATGCGCCTGTAGGGCCAACAACGTTAGACGCTGCACCAGTTGGGCCAGTTGGACCTTGGACACCTTGAGCGCCGTCAAGATTGACTGTCCAGTCTGCGTACGTACCAGAGCCCGTAACATTAATAACATCAAAAACTAAAACGCCGGTGATGCTGCTATAAGAAACGACAGGACCATGCAAATGCGTTGAGGTATCACCGTTATAGCTAACGATAATGTTTTGAGCTTCTGAATACGACAGCCCTGTACCAATAGTTAATGTTTGGTTTGTACCTGTTGCAACAGCCAACGAGGTTGTACTAGTAGTCCTATAGCGGTCACCTGCGGCACCTGTCGCGCCTGTCGCGCCTGTAGGGCCAACAATACCTTGAGCACCAGTTGCACCCGTAGGGCCAACAATACCTTGGATACCTGTGGGACCTGTTGGGCCAGCAATAGTAGAAGCTGCGCCCGTTGATCCTGTGGGGCCAGTAGCGCCAACAAGGCCTTGAATGCCTTGAGGGCCTGTGGGTCCAGCGACGCCTGTAGGGCCAACGATACCTTGAACACCTTGAACACCTTGAGGTCCTGTAGGGCCTAATGCCCCAGTAGGGCCAGCTACGCCTGTCGGGCCAGTTGGACCAACAACTTTTCCAGCGTTAATCCAAGCAGATCCATTCCAAGCATACAAATTCCCGTTAGAAACTACAACGTATGTATCACCCGTAGTATTACCAGAAATAGGCAAATCGTTGACGGTTGGAACAGTGCCTTTAATTGTAATACTAGTGCCTACTGCACCAGTTGGGCCTGTTGGACCGGAAAGGGGGCCAGAGTCAATCCATGGCATTATGTATTACTCCAGATATAGATCTTGCCTGTTGCAGCAACAAACACTGTTTGCCCTGGGCTGCCTGTAGCAGGTAAATCTGCAACTGTAGCTACAGTTTCATCAATTCCTAAACCAGCGCCTTGAGGACCGACAGGCCCTTGTGGCCCTACAGTGACAACTTCAATAATTGTAGGAGCAAGAGGCGTGTCCTCGACAATAAGACTTGTATCAGACCCTATTTCTTCAACAACTGTGTAGCTCATCGAGTTACCTCTCTAGAAACTTCAACATCCCCGTACAACAACCGTATAACGGTACCTGTAGAAGACATTAATTCTAGATCGTATTTACCCCGCTGCCAAGTAATAGCACCAGTATCAGCTGCAGCAACCAATAATCGTATTTTTCCCTCTGCGGGAGTAATAATAATTCGGTTATTAAGGGTTGTCAGCTCCAGCAAAACTGTGCTAGAAGACACCGTTTGCCTAATTTGCATACGAGCGGTATAGCCCGACAAATTTATTACAACACCAGCGTTGTTTTTCCAGACAAATGTTTTGTCTAGCGTTGCACCTTGCTCAATAACAAAATCATATGCAGCGGCGGTCATACAAACCTTTGATATTCAATTTGGACAGAAGCACGGGTCAATCCTTTGGCCACGCGGGTACGAACTTCGTTCATGCCGTCGCTGAATCGTTTCAAATACAACTGGGCTGACCTAGGATCGTAGTATGGTTGATCAGGCGTATCATACAAACGCGCACGTGCACCCAAGGTAATGAATTCGTAATAACGTTCAAAAATTTCTTCGTCAATTACAGAGGAAGCACGTGACGGTACAACGGCAACACGCAATTTTATTTGTGCATACTCAGAAGTTTGTGGCTTAGGAACCAAAGTAATTTCTTGCGTGCGGCTACGGAAATAGTAGTACGGGTTACCGTCCAAATCATTCCAATTGGATGTACGGTAAATGCGGGTAAGTTCTTCAACAGCTTTAGGAATTAGCAACTGATCGCCATACCATGCTTCCATGATATCAACGACTTTATACCCAACATCAGGTTCAAACGGATAAACTGAAACACCAACTATGCTGTTCATAGGAGTAAGTTCAGTCTGCAACACCCGAGTTTTTTCACAAAACTGAATAGCCGCGTTGCGAATAGCTTGCACGGCTACGATTTCAGGTACGTCTTTAACGAACTGAACAACGTCAGGTAAAAATGCCTCGTAAGATACGTCGCTCATGTTTGTGATCCTGGAATAGACACGTTACGTGGGTTCAATGCATTAACTGGGTCATTCGTTGCTTCCGTGGTTGCCTTACCCTGCAAAGCAACAGTAAATGTAGTTAAATAACCCTGTGCCAACTGAAGGCCTGGTGCGTATTCAGCATCTTTACTACATGCACGGTACAAAATGTAATCAACCAATGCGGATTGGAAGACATCAAAAAGAGGAATAACCTGAGACTCGGATGTCAGGTTAGCTGGTTGAGCTGAATAGTTCAACTCAATATATTGGGTCCCAGTGTTGGGAGGATATACGTAAAACGCTAGCTGGTCTTGTATGTCGTAAATAAAATTCTTGACTTCAACTTTTGGAATCCCAGTATGCCAGTACGGGTCAAACCCATCGAGCACCTCACGAGACACAATACGAATTGCACGACCGGGTGTTGTACCGTTAGTGCCCATATTGCGATAAATTTGTAACAACAACCAACCATCTGAAGGAAGTGTCTGCCGTGTTCCAGCAGTCAATAACTTCGAGACGGTGGTCGATGAAGCACTCGGTTGCATGGTTACGATTTGACGCATACCATCGTTTAACCAGCTGAGTAACTCAGCACGGGTCCAACGAACATTAGCAATATCAGTTAACTGAATTGCCGCTTTGTTAATAATGGTTTGAGCGGTTACCGTACCCATAATCTACCTTATGGAGTTACAGCGAGAGCTGCAACAATTGCGGGGACTTGTGTGCCAGACCACAAACCCTGAACAACCAAGTTGTCAGAAGTTGCAGTACCTGCATCAAGGCCAGTGATACCTAGAGCTTGTGTGTAAGTAAAACCTGCAGATACCAAACCGTCAATGTTGGCAGTAGTGTCTTCAGCAATTACAGCCTGCGCTTGGGGCAGGGACAAACCACTAGAAATGAGATCGTCAATAATGGCCATGGTGTTCTCCTTAGGTTAATAAATGGCAGGGCCGAAGCCCCGCCTTCTCCGGTAGGAGTTTAACCCGCAGCGACCAACAATGCCAGACCGTTTGGTTGTACGACGCTAGTGCCGTACACGTTCAAGCCGCGAACCAATGTACCGAAGTCATTGGGGTTCTGCAAGCTCTCAACTTTGGCGATCTGTGATGCAAAAGTGATGGCAGACTTGTGACCGGCAATCACAGCGTGACGCTTAACTGCACTAGTCAAGTTAGCATCAGAGTTGGTATTGGGGTTCAACCAAGTTTTGCCAGCAGCGCCACGTGGAACCAAGTTAGACACATACACTGTGAAACGGTCGATCATGCCGATCTTGCCGTTACGCAAAACGCTAGCAGAGTCGCCCATGAACTGAGCTTGTGCCAAGTTAGATTGCATCAGGATCTGACGCTCTGTGGGGGTGATGATCAACCAGCGGTCTGTTTCAGGAACGTTGGCTTCATCCAACACGCTAGACAAAGCAGTGATGCTAGTCAAGATGTTAGAAGCTGTCAAAGTAATCGCAGCCAAGTCAGTACCGAGGTTGTAGCCGCCGGAGATAGCACCAGCAGTAGCACCTTGGTTAGAAGCAGAACCTTGGTTAAAGTTAGTATACAGAACGTCGCGGTCGATCTGAATCTTCATCTGCATAGCAGCGTCATTGGTGAACATGTCCATCAATTTAGGCTTGGCTTGCAACTCGAGAACGTTGTTCACGTTCACGCCGAAGTATTTACCTTTGTTGATGACCAGCTGCAATGTGCTGGGGGCAGGAACTTCATAAGCCAAGTTTTGGCCGATAGAGTAGTTGTTGATGGTGATGGAAGGGATCGTGTTGATGATCACTGTGTCACCCATGCCGGTGATGTCACCTTGCCAATCAGTATTGGCGATTTCACCAAAAACTGTGGCGGCATAGAATTTCTGGGCCAGCTTGCCAGACCAGAGAGCGGGGATGAAAGAACCGGAGTAAGCGGTTCCAGAATAGGCAACCTGACCGCCGGGGGTGTTAAAACCACCGGAGTTAATGGGATAGGCTGCTGCTGCGGTAATTGTAGACATGGTCTAGTCCTTTTTTAAAAAACAAAATTAAAATTTGACCGCTACAATTTTGGCATTCTTAGCGAATTCGGCCTTCGTTGATAGCGGCATGGATATCTCTCTCAATTTGCACCGCTTCTGCCTCATCGATCATTCCCCGTCTCCATTCAGCGTAAAACGAATCAATATCCGATGTGGTATAGACACGTTTGTCAGCTGTCGAAGTTGTAGGAGCAGGCGACGTATGCGAGCGGGTCGGTGCTACTTGACGCTGAAGTTCCCGGTTAGCTTGTGGACGTGGAGTTGGAGCAATCGTGGCTTTATACTGCTTGAAGATCGTTGCAGTACGGTTCGCGTCTAGCGACTCATACGCATTGGTCAAAGCGTACTGGCGAGGCATCCCATAAACTGGGTCTACTTCAGCCAACCATGCCAGGAAACCTTGATCAATGTTCATGGCTTCCCAATCTGGAACTTGTGCACCTAGAGCAGCTTCGTAGCGATCTTTATCAGATACTCCTTGGCGCTCGGTTACATTTCCCAGCTTACTTTTCAACTCATTGATTTCGGCACGGAGCTGGGTTTCAAGGTCACGGTTACCCGCTAACTTCTGCTCAGTCGCACGGTCAATCAAATCCAACAAGTCAGAGCCAAATGCTTCTTTGTCTTGTTCAGTGATAAGAGGTTTCGCCGTAATTGGCTCCTGTCTGGGCTGCTGTGCTTTGGCTGTAGCCGCTTCTGCAATGAGACTTTGAACTTGTTGGTTCATCTCACGCATCTGCGAATGCAAACGTGGCACTTCAGCGTCATACATGCCTTTGAGCGTCAGGTACTTACGTTCCCAAGTTTCTTCCGGCACTGGTGCTGGTTTCGGTTCATTCTCTTGCGAGACGGGCTGTGTCGGTGTATCGGGGTCGGGCTGTTGTTCTATATCAGTTCGGGGCGCAGTCTCCGTTTGATCGGTCTGTCCTGTCATCTGGGCTACAAAAGCGTCAGCTTGTTCAACTTGTTCCTGAATTACACGTGGCAATGCCATATCTCTATCTCCTTCGCTCCGACTACGCTTTGGGACTCCGACTTTACGGTCAGTCTCTATTCGCTTACGGTCTGCTACTGTTAAATTAAAAATTTAGGTTTGCGCTCCGACTTAACGGTCTGCGCTTACCTGCGGATTTTGGCGTACAGCACTTCTGCTTGGTCCACCATCTCAAGGAATTCCTTGAGTTCGAGGTTCCGGCCTTGCAGCCGAGACTTCATTTCTTCACCTTGAACGTCCCCAAGTCTTTCTAAAGTTTCTTGGCGACGACTCTTCAAAAATTCTATCAATGGTTGCATCTCGGGAGAGCGCAGTAACCCTAGGCACCGCGCAACTCTTTCATCGACACGAACCATTTACTTGCACATGCCGTCTGTTTTTGCAGACTCTTGAGCAACTTCAGCACCACCACGCTTCAATGTAGCGAAGATGTTACCGTTGTCGCCGCCGCCACCGACTGAGCCGCCTTTAGACATGCCGTCTGTTTTTGCTGATTCTTGAGCGTACTCAGATGAGCGTGACTCTTTTGGGTTAATTGCTTGCATTTGAATGCTCCTTTAATAAACGAAATGATATACCGGAAAACAGTGTTGTCAACTACCAACACCAGGGATTGCTGCAAAATTATTTGTCACGGGAGCACCGTTCTCAAGTTGCGCACCGGGACTGGGGTTTGGTGGTGTACCACCTGCTTCGACTTGACCAGTTGCTTGGGCAAGCTGTTGCTGCTGAGCGAGTTGCGCGGCTTGCGCCTGCGCCATACGCTGCTTAATGATTTCCACTGGGGGAACAATCCGGTCAGGGTTCATATCCAGAGTCTTCGCGCCTTGGCGGAGCAACTCGGCAATACCTTCAATACCGATAATCTGCTGGGCAGCGGGGCTGGTCAATGCAATCTGCAAGAACTGGTTCTGGCGAACTTGCGCCTGCTCTTTGACGATCAGAGAAACCGCGCCGCGTGCGATGATGTTGACATCGCCCTTCAAGTCGGGATCAGTGCCGTAGCGCATGTTGTAATAATACAACCGGTCAATAACAGGAGAGATAACATTGGTGTCAATATTGGCAACAACCTGTTTAATGGCTTTACCAGCATTGCTCATCAACATACTCATACCAGAAGCAGTACGACCTGCGCCACCTGCAGGACTGTCGCCAGTCATGTAACGTGGGATACCTGTGTACTCATCAGCCAAGACACTGAACTTCTCAAACACTGCCATGAGCTCTTGTGACAACGAGCTAGGCTGGAAGAACTGCATGGGAGGTGCAGAACCGTTGAGCGGATCAGAAGTAACCTGCCATACTTTCCATGGGTACATCTGTGTGATGTTCTCGCCCTGCGGCAAGCGGTCGATGTTGTAAACCACCTGAGGACCAGAGGCAATAGACATGTTGTTCACCAGTGCGCGTGCAGTGGCATTACAAACGTCCTGTGCGTCGCGGCAAAGGTCAGCTACAGAGTTACCCCAGTACGCACCGGGAACTTCTTCGTAGGAGGCTTTGTAGTAAGGACGACGGCCCAGTGGATCGGGATTGATAACTGCTTTGATAACCCAGTCAGCGATGATCCATGCTTCAACAGGATACTCTGCAAGGGGATCAGGTATTTCGTCTTTAGACATACCCCAGTCAAGCAACAACTGGCCTTGCACGCTACCCCAGAACTGCAGAGCGTCAATCAGTTTAGAAGGATTCTGCTGAACGCCCATTGTGGACTTACCTTCAGCAGCGGCCTTGTTCATATCAACGTAAATCCAGTCACGCAGACCGCCTTTACCATATAACTCAAGCACCGCACGAATAGCACCTTCGCTGTAACCTTCAACGCCAATCATGGCTTGCAAGTCAGCACGAGAAAGTTTATGCCGCTCAATCAAATCACCCTGATTAACATCCGACGCATCAGCAGATGGATAGATGTTGAATGGATCAACACGCTCCCACTCCATCACCAATTCTTCTTGCTGATCTAACGTATATTGTCCGTCTGGAGTTGGAATCCATTTCAGTTTCGGACGCTTACGAATGATGGGACCTTTGATGAACGCTGATGGAAACGTTGTAATATCATCAAGAAATTCTGAAAACGCTTTAGACCAATTGCCTTCTTGCAACTGATCTTCCATCTTTACTTCCATGCGCTCTGCTGTGCGCTTGGCTAAGTCCTGCAGATGAGACAGTGCCATGTCTTTCATCTCGAGCAAACGCTCACGCACCTGCTGATCTGTCGGTGGCGTGCCGTTCATATACAACGCTTCGACTTCTGCCTGCGCTTGAGCCATGATGCCCTCTACCTCGTTAGGAGGTAAATCAGGCAGTGCTGTGGGAGTAATGGTCCAAGGCTTGTCGTCTGACGCTGTTACCAATGTATCTCGTAGCCAGCTCGATGCCGCACGGCATTTGTTCGATGTGATCATCATGTAGATGGTCGAACTACCCTGCTCACGCAGCTGAGCTAACTTATCAGGATCGTATTCACCGCGACGTGCCCGCACTGACTTGAGCATCTTAATCTCAGAGGTCATCTGCTTGGCCATCATAGATGACATCCACTGCTTACGGATATAACCGTTTAACGCTTGTACAACAGGCTGTGAATTGGCTTGCTGTGCATTAGCACGTTCTTCTGCCATCGCTTTGAGCGATTTAATAGTGACAAGGCCACCGCCCGCCGAGATAGTCCCCGGTGCGGCAGAATTCGTCATGTTCAAGCCAAGTTGCATAGTGCTACCTTACCAATATTTTGGGATGTGTCAAGTCCACGCGTAATCGACGCGTTTAACTTCAACGGCTTTTCTCTGCCACGTATCCCCGGTTACGTTTCCATCCGCATGTAAACATGCATACTGATGCGCATCAGCAATGTGGGAATGCGAGTTTTTCTCGGGCTTATCATCAGCCTCGCCGTTCTGCCTGATTTTATACCTATATCCGCCCCGAAGGGAAGCAATTAAATTTGTACAACACGGATCAATTAGATGACCTGGTTTGCCATCTACCGTACGTGTGAGCATCTTATCGACTGCATTGATACGTGCAACAACACTGTTGGATTTAGCCGATATGACTCTAAATCCCTCTTGACGCAAGATATCAAACACTGATCTCTCGTCTGTCTGCGCTCTCTGCTGCCCAGCCGGGTCGCCAATAATCAGCACATTCATACCAGCAAATCTATTTGCCAACAGCGGTTTGAGCTTCTCACGGCAGAACCGAAGTGTCCCCATACCGTCCGATACTAGGTCTGCAAACGTGAGCAATCTACCCTGCGCATCCACCTGATTGATCGTGCAAGCTGGGGTTAACCCGAAGTCCATACCAATGATAAGCGGATGGGTCTGTAATTTAATGTGGTTAAGCGTCTGCTTGGCTACATGCGTCTCTTTGTTAAACGCTCTGAACACTGGCTGACCTGAGAGTGATTTACCAAACTCGCCATGAACGTAGACGTCAATCCAGTCTTCTGACTTACCTTCGCACAAGTTCTCGTAGTATCCGTCCGGCAAAAACTGCACCCAGTCAGCTTCTTGAGACAGACCGGATGGCTGGATGGTCACGTGCATATTGTCTGGCGGCTCTGTCAAGAGTTTTTCCCAGAACGTATCACCATCGGGCGGATTGGTAGCACCCCATACTTTGTGAATTTGCTTGCCATCATCTGTGCAGGCACCCACACCGTTCATGGTTTTATCAGGGTATCTACCTAGACGACCAGTCAGCGCGTTGTAAATATCGGGATTAATCTCACGAAACTCGTCCATTACGCCAAATGTCAGCTGCAATGACAACAGACGTCTAACGTCATTGGCATCATCAAGTCCACGAAACAGAATCTCGCACTCAACGTCGTCAAACTTAAGCAAAAATTTACTGTTGGTTTTTTCCAACAGACCAGCTTCACCGTCTGGAAACCACTTCAAAAAGTCTGGAATTGTCGTGTCCCAGAGCATCTGACGGGTGTTACGAATCACAGCACATCGGCTGCGCCTGATTCCATCGGGGGACGCTTTAATCCGTTTTGCCTCGTAACCAATCTTGATAAGGCTTGCTGTTGTCTTAGTAGAACCCACAGGCCCTACGATGAAGTTAGCAAACTTGTCCGCCGATAAAAACGGAACTACTGATACCGGCGGTGTATATACAAGATTAGCCATCTATTGTCACAGGTGTGGGTTGTTGATTTGGAAAGTTAATCGTGATACTGAACTTCGGTGCAGCATTCGTAGCTACTTCCGCTTGCTTCTTATCAGGTTTGAGCCCAGCCACGTCTACCAAAGAATTGAAGACGCTCATCTTTTGCAAGATCGTACTGTCGTTTGATATAGCCTGCTTGAACATCTGACTCATCATCTCGTCGGCCATTAGACCTGCTTTGA